ACGAAGCTGTCCGTCTTTCTTTTTAAAGACGACAGTTACGAATTTGCCTTTGCTTTCAGCAATGAGAGCGGAAAAAGCAGCAGATATAATGGACATAATTTTCCTTTGTTGGATAGTTGCTTGATAGATACTCTGTAGCCTAGTGCCACAGAGCATCTTAAAGCGTTCACTGTATAGCACCGACCCCAATGCCACTGTAAACACATCCTGCACATATTATCACCATGATATGTCAGCATAGATAGCGGAATTCCCTCGCCGCTACTCAAGCCCAGCCAATTTCAGCTTCGCTGTCACCGAAGCATACTGATACCGGAATTAAATTTTTAAAGAACAATCGGGAGAAGCCTCGCTTCACAGCGGGGCTTAACCCTATAGAGAAAGTACGATAACCCTCTGCAAAGCCCTTAGGGCTTTACGCAGTGCTATCAAGCTGCCAGTGCTATTGGAATGATCTTACGATCAAACACAAAGCCACTGTAATCAAGCTTCGCTTTACCCTTGGCATACAGTGCTACAACGACACCCTTTTCCTCTAAGTGACGAATGTCACTGTTATCACCACCGATTACAGCCATTCCCCTATGCATCTTCGGAATCGAAGCAACGTCACGGAATACTGTCGCAATTCGCATCCCAAGGGCCACTGCTTTTTCAACAAAGGGCTGAAAGCCCTGCACACCGCTATCACTGAAGGTCAGGTCATAATTTGCTGGAATAAATCTACGATTTACATCCTTGGTGTAGTCGTAGAATTGAACGTCAGGGAAAGCAGCAAATATGTTTACATATTCAATGCCATCGGCATCGGTAAAACCTACGGTTTCCCAACGAATGTCGCTAGTACCATTCAATCTAACCAAAGGCTGTAAGCCTTGCTTGTTGGCTTTCTTGATAAGCTTTGCAATATCAACAACAAGTTGTTGCATGAAACTGTTTCGCTCTGTAAAAAACCATACGGTTTTATTGATACGAGCCGTTTGAACTGAGCTAAAAGCTCCACGACCTGCAGTGAACAAGCAAGCTACATCACACTTAGCAGTTTTTGCCATAGAACAAGTGTTCCACTTGGTAGTTGTTGCCGGAGCTAGATAGAGAATGCCAGTTAAGAAGCCTATGGCTTCACCCTTGGTAGTTTTGGCATCAGTAGATACTGAAAGCAGAGCTTTAGACTTGAACATTGTGTTTCCTTTCAGGAAGGTTGTGGCAACATTGCCGTTGAGCTTTCAATTATAACGATGCTGAATAACCCTGTCAATCACAGGGCTTTTCTTGAACCAACAAGGGTTTTACCCTTGAACAACAATGCTTCATCATAACAACCCATCCATTGTAATGCTTCAGCTTTGCTGAGAGTGTAGTGAGATTTTTTGAAGCCGACCCCAGTTACTTTGTAACCAAACGCTTTGCACAAAGCAAGCTTGATTTGATCTTCCCAAAGGATAGCCAAGCCAGTAGTGCTAAGCACTATTGTGGTGATGCTGAGAGTGTCGATTGCCGTCATTTTTGTTCCTTCATGTCTTTCATTTAACTTAAGAGAAAAAGTATTTCCCTTTCTCATACTGATGAAAGGGATACTTTTTCTGTTAAATGAAAGACATGGGTTTACGCATACATACGCAGATCTTTCTATATTTAAACAAAAGAAGATGCCAGCAAAGCTGTCATATCTTTTGTGTATATAAATATAGAAAGTGACTAAGCAGTTATCCACAAGTTGTTATTGGCTTGGCTGATTATGTTGTGGAAAAGAGGTAATCGAGCTGTGGATAACTTCATTGGATCGACTAGATTTTGGGGTAGATTTGCTTAAATTTTAAGCAGATTGGCTTAGCTTTGCTAAAGGTATCACTATTGGTTATAGATACCAAAAGCAAAGCATAACCTTTGGTTATAGATATACCGCCCTTCATTCATCGGGGTTATGCTTAAAAAATAGGCAACTCTCGGCATTTTTTGATCTTGAGAACCGATTTTGAATCAGTATTCAAGATCTTCTAAGTCATTGAATTCATTGAAGATATTTTTTCTTGAGTTGAATGCATTCTATGATCTTTGAAAACCTCACATGTCATGACGCATGCATCGCCCATATGCGCCAGCGCAGCCCAGCGTAGGGGGCGGGCGTGGGCCACCGGGGGGTAGGGCGCAAGCTGTATATGGCCTCGTACAAAAATCAGGAAAAATAGACTTGTTAACCAAGGCTGGTTTACACAGACACGCCCACACATCTAAATAAGAATTATTCTCATTTAAGTTTCATGCAACTGGATACTTAACCAATCTGACTAGATACTTAAGACACCCCCTATATGGACCAGAGGCTAGGGAGGTACAACATATTTCATTCTTTCTAAAAGAAAAGCTTGACATTGATTTCAATATGTGTAAAACTACCAGTACCTGCACCATGTATGCTTTAGACATACAGGCGATACGAAGAAAAAGTATAGGCTACCTTCCGGCTACAGGTAAAGAAATGAGCTTGTAATCGGCTGCTGAAGAGAAAAGACTCGGGAGGAGAAACATAGGGGCCACTATGATTCTCTTGTCCTGAATACTGGCAGTGATGACACCTTACACTGACCAGACTAGACTTGATGTGGGTACTTGTTAAAAGCTGTTGCTAAAAGGGTGGGCTAACAACAGCCATAGATGAACACATCCCTTATGGGCTTTCTAGGTGTATGTTCTAGATATTAGGTATAGTTGGTTGTATCTCACTATGTGATATAAACAGTCAACAACACTTATAGACATACATTGGGATAGGTTGTTATGATCAGCAATAAATGCTGACATACCACCTTAGCTAGGCTATGTGTGTTAGCATGAAGTATTATGAACTTATACACCAGACAAGACCTAGAAGATAGAGGCTTAACCAACACATACCCCTACAGTGTGGCTTCACAAGCTTCGCTAGCGTTACACAGAGGCTATGTAGACAAGATGCACCTATTTCACAGTGATGTTTATTATGTTAGAGCAGCACTGGAGAAAAACACAGGATATGTATTTCCCTTAGACAAAGTAGAAGATGCTATGAGAGCTGAGGGATGGAAAGAACACAGACATCTACCTAAGAAAAAACAACATGGCAACAAAATCAAAAGTTAATGCTGCTGGAAATTACACCAAACCTGAGATGAGGAAAGCTTTGTTCAATCAAATTAAAGCTGGTAGTAAGGGTGGTGATGCTGGTGAATGGTCTGCTAGGAAGGCTCAGCTTTTGGCTAAGCAATATAAAGCTAAGGGTGGTGGTTATAAATGAAAGAGTCTCAGAAGTCTTTGAAGGATTGGACAGAGCAGAAATGGACTACTAGTGATGGTAGTCCTTCAAAAGGAAAGAAGCGTTATCTTCCTGAAGATGCTTGGAAAGCTTTGTCTCCTTCTGAGAAGGTAGCAACGAATAAAGCCAAAGCTGCTGGTAATAAAGCTGGTAAGCAGTTTGTTAAACAGCCTAAGGCAATTGCTAAGAAAGTGAGTAAGTTTAGATGATTACAAGAGCAGGTGAAGAGTTTTCAGGGTATAACCAACCTAAGGCTACCCCTAAGCATCCTACGAAGAGTCATGCTGTGTTAGCCAAAGAGGGTGATAAAGTTAAGCTTATTCGATTTGGACAGCAGGGTGTTAAAGGTGCTGGTGCTCATCCAACTACAGAAAAAGAGAAAGCTAGGCAAAAAAGTTTTAAAGCTAGACATGCTAAAGACATTGCCATAGGTAAGATGTCTGCTGGATATTGGGCAGATAAGGTAAAGTGGTAACTAAAAGGAGAAACTATGGCTACCGAAGCAGAGAAGATTGTTATGTATCGAGAGAAGGCTAAGGATGAAAGCATTCCTCAAGAGGTTAGAAATACCTACTTGGATAGAGCCAATGAGCTGGAGCGTAAAGCTTATGAAGCTTCTAAGGCTGCTCCCACCACTTCTGCTCCTCCAGCTAAGAAATTGGCTAAGGGTGGTATGATTGTTAATAAAGGTGTTGGTGCTTCTATGAAGCCCCATAATGTGTTTGGTACTAAGGGGAAGAAATAATGGCTATGAATAAAATGATTAAAGAAGGTAAGGAAACTTACAAGTCTAAATCTGCAATGATGAAGCATGAGAAGAAAGAGCCTATGAAGAAAGAAAAGGCTGAAGAGAAAATGGCTAAAGGTGGTATGTCTAAGGGTAAGGCTGGCATTGCCATTATGATTGGTGTTGCTAAGCCAAAGACAGCTATGGCTAAAGGCGGCATGGCTAAGAAGAAGTGCTGATATGGCTACCACTCCTAAGCTCTCTAAGAAACAACAAGCCAAAGTTGGCAAAGTGATGCATGAGTTCAAGACTGGCACTCTGCATTCTGGCAAAGGTGGCAAGGTTGTTAAGAATCCAAAGCAGGGCATTGCCATTGCTTTGTCTGAAGCTTCACGAATGAAGAAGAAGTAATGATATATTCTTATCCAAGCCAGATACAAATAACTAGCAGTGGAAACACTGTTAGTTTTGGTGGTACTAACACAGATGCATTTGGAAGACTTCGTGTAAGTCAGCCATATACATTATTTGATAGTCAGAATAGATATGCTATTGATAATCAATTCAGTACTTCCACTTCTGGTTCTGGAGCTGCTACTCATCTTTCTAATGAGTCTTCTGTAAGTATGGCTGTGTCTACCACCTCAGGTGATGAAGTGGTGAGACAGACATTCAGAGTGTTTCCTTACCAGCCCGGTAAGAGTTTGTTGTTATTGGCTACCTTTAAAATGGATACAGCCAAAACCAACTTGAGACAGAGGGTTGGTTATTTTAATACAGGCAATGGTGTGTTCTTAGAGCAGGGTGCTAATGACATTACCTTTGTTTTAAGAACATCTACCAGTGGTAGTGTTAGCGATGCACGTTATGTAGCTAAGGCTAGTTGGAATGGTGATAAGCTAGATGGTACAGGTGCTAGTGGCATCACATTAGATTTGACCAAGACACAAATCTTGTTTATGGATTTTGAATGGCTTGGTGTTGGTAGTGTTAGATGTGGATTTGTTATCAATGGTAAATTCATTGTTGCCCATACATTCCACAATGCAAATACACAAACATCTGTGTATATGACTACTGCCGTTCTGCCTATTCGTTATGAAATAACTAATATTGGAACTGTAGCTTCTTCATCAACAATGAAACAAATTTGTTCTTCGTTGATGTCTGAAGGGGGGTACGAAGCCACCTCTATTGAACATTCAGCAAGAATGGTATCTGCAACAACAGGAACATACTTAACAACAACATTTAAACCATTGGTGTCAATTAGAATGGCATCAACAGCTTTGGGTGCTGTAGTACTTCCTTACAATTTAAACTTCTTACCTACTACCTCAGACAATTATGAGTTAGCTTTATTTAAGAATACAACACTGACAACACCAACATGGACTGCAGTTTCTTCAGATGCTAATGTGGAACAAGACTTAGCATCCACTTCTATGTCTGGTGGTACTCTTGTATATAGCGAATTCACCACAGGTAAATCAGGAAGAGTTCCTTTAGCTACTGGATCTGGTTATAACTGGGACTTGCAGTTAGGTACTTCTTTAACTGGTGTAAGTGATATTTATACACTAGCTGCTAGAACAGTAGCTTCGACTGGTGGCGGTATAGGTTCTCTTTCTTTTTATGACTTAACACAATGACCAGCAAAAATAGAAGCTTAGGGTTAACGCTAACAACTAGTAACGCAGATGTATACACTGTGCCTACTAGTTTTAAGAGCACCATCGATTCCATCCTCATCAGTAATATTACATCTTCGGCAACTACTTTTAATTTAGACTGGTATAAATTGTCTAATACAACTTACTACCCGATTGCTACAACTGTGAGGATGGAACCTAACAGTGTGTTACAAATTACAGATGCGTTATATCTGGAAGCTGGTGATAAATTAAGAGGACTAGCAAGTGCTGGTAGCTCTATTGTTGTATCTGTTCGAGTTAAAGAACAATACTCTGTATCAAATTTATAAGGAAACATCATGGCTACTAAATGGATTCAAGAGGCTATTAAAAAGCCCGGTGCTTTGAGAAAAGAACTTGGTGTTAAAGAAGGAAAGACTATTCCTTCTAAGACATTGGCTAAGGCTGCTAAGGCTCCCGGTAAATTGGGACAAAGAGCTAGACTTGCCCAAACATTGAAGAAGATGAAGTGATGGCTAAAAGAGAACTAAACGAACAGCAGAAGAAGTTCATTGAGGTGTTATTTGCTGAGGCTGGTGGTAATCCAGCTAAGGCAAGACAACTTGCTGGATATAGCGAAGGCTATGCCACTAAGATGATTATGGACACGCTCAAAGAAGAAGTCATTGAAGCTACACAGCTTTACATCGCCATGAACGCACCTCGTGCAGCTATGGCTGTTGTTAGTGGCATTGCTGATCCTACAGAACTTGGACTGAAGGAAAAGCTCAATGCTGCTAAAGATTTGTTAGACAGGGCTGGTTTGGTAAAAACAGAGAAGGTTCAGGTGGAAGCACCTAACGGCATTATGATTTTGCCAGCCAAAGACAGAAGTGAGTGAAAGAGATTTAGGGGCTTGGATATTGCCCCAACCTAAAGACAAGGAAACATATGTTGCCATTCCAAAAATTGGAAGAACTATACCGTTTGGGTATAGACAAGATGAAGAAGATCCTGACCTCTTGCAGCCAATTCCTGCAGAGCTTGAAGCGTTAGAAAAAGCTAAGAAGCATTTAAAACAATACCCTTCTAGGCAGGTAGCTGCTTGGTTGACTAAGGTGAGTGGTAGAGAAATCAGTCATGTTGGTCTTTTAAAGAGAATTAAGAGTGAGCGAAAACACGGATATAAATCCACTACTTACCGCAACCTTGCCCGAAGGCTCCAAAAAGCCCTTGAGCAAGCGCAAAGGTACGAAAAGAGGCTCGGTAAAGAAGACCAAAGCGGATACTTCGAGTCCGAAAGCTACGTCAAGCTCTCCGAATATATTGACAACAAGCTCGGAAGAGACACCACTTCCAATCCCTGAAGACAGGGAAGTATTGTTTAAGCCCAACCCCGGGCCTCAAACATTCTTCTTAGCCTCCTCAGAGAGGGAAGTGTTATATGGTGGTGCTGCTGGTGGTGGTAAATCTTATGCCATGCTTGCAGATCCGCTTAGGTATATGGTGCATCCACAGTTTTCTGGGTTGCTTTTGCGTCACACGACAGAAGAACTTCGAGAACTTATCTGGAAAAGCCAAGAGCTTTATCCAAAGATTTACCCCGGCATCAGGTGGAGTGAGAGAAAGATGCAGTGGGAAGCACCATCAGGGGCTAGACTATGGATGTCTTACCTTGATAGAGACGAAGATGTATTGAGATATCAGGGTTTGGCGTTCAGTTGGATTGGTTTTGATGAGTTGACGCAGTGGCATACGCCATTTCCGTGGAACTATATGCGTTCTCGACTGCGTACAGCAGCGTCAGACCTACCAATTTTCATGAGAGCCACTACCAATCCGGGTGGACCGGGTCATGCTTGGGTGAAGAAGATGTTTATTGACCCTTCTCCAGCAGGAAAAGCGTTTGATGCGACAGATATTGAGAGTGGAACTACGCTAGTGTATCCCAAAGGACACAGTAAAGAGGGGCAACCACTGTTTAAGCGTAGGTTTATCCCTGCTATGTTGACGGATAACCCTTATTTGATGCAGACTGGTGACTATGAGACGATGTTGTTGTCTCTTCCTGAGCATCAACGCAAGCAATTGTTAGAAGGTAACTGGGATATTGCTGAAGGTGCTGCCTTTCCTGAGTTTAATAGGCAGATTCATGTGGTTGAACCCTTCGATATCCCTAAAGGTTGGACAAGATTCAGGGCGTGTGACTACGGATATGGAAGTTACAGTGCTGTTGTGTGGTTTGCCGTGTCTCCTAGTGAGCAATTGGTTGTTTATCGTGAGCTTTACGTCAGCAAGGTGCTTGCTAAGGACTTAGCTCATATGATTTTGAGAGCAGAGGAAAATGATGGGACTATCCGCTATGGTGTTCTTGATAGTAGTTGCTGGCATAAGCGTGGTGACACAGGTCCGTCTCTTGCTGAACAGATGATCTTAGAGGGATGTAAGTGGAGGCCAGCAGATCGTAGTGCTGGTAGCCGTGTTTCTGGTAAGAATGAGTTACATCGCAGACTTCAACTCGATCCCTTTACAGAACAGCCAAGAATGGTTATAACAAGCAACTGTGTGCATACAATTGCACAGCTTCCTATCATTCCTCTGGATAAAAGAAACCCAGAAGATATTGATACTAAGTCAGAGGATCACTTATATGATGCTCTTCGGTACGGAATTATGAGTAGACCCAGAAGTAGTATTTGGGACTATAATCCAGCTACATCTAAACCAGCAGGTTTAAGGGCGGCTGACCCAGTGATGGGATATTAAAGGTAAAATATGGCAGAGAAACAATCTTTCATGGACAGCGATCCTATTGCACTGGGTGACATTAAGAAAGATGGAGATGAAATCTTTCAAGGGGATTCTCTTGTTAAATATATTCAAGAACTTTTTTCTAAGTCTGAAGAGAGTAGAGTTACTGATGAGACACGCTGGTTAAAGGCGTATAGAAACTATCGTGGTATCTATGGTCCTGATGTTCAGTTTACAGAGACAGAGAAGTCTCGTGTATTCATCAAAGTTACAAAGACTAAAACACTGGCAGCATATGGACAAATCACTGATGTCTTGTTTGCCAACAATCGCTTCCCATTATCTGTAGATCCTACACCTATTCCTGATGGTGCTGCTGATTCTGTTCACTTCGATCCTACAGAACCAGAGAACATGACTGATACAGAGTTGGATGTTCCTACTCCATTCGGTTATAAAGGTGATGGTAAAGAACTACCTCCCGGTGCTACAGCGCATACGCTACAGTCTAGCCTTGGTCCATACAAAGAGAAACTTAAGGATGTTAAAAACTTAAGAGATGGTCCCGGCTTCACGCCTAACAGCATTACATTCCATCCTGCAGCCGCTGCTGCTAAGAAGATGGAGAAGAAGATACATGACCAGTTGGATGAGAGTGGTGCTAACAAGCATCTGCGTTCCACTGCATTTGAGATGGCTTTGTTTGGTACTGGCATCATGAAAGGTCCATTTGCCATCAACAAGGAATATCCAAACTGGGATGAGAATGGTGTGTATACACCCAACATCAAAACTGTTCCTGAAGTATCTCATGTATCCATTTGGAATTTCTATTGGGATCCAGATGCTATCAACATGGATCAATGTCAATATGTTATTGAACGCCATAAGATGAGCAGAACAGAGTTGTATGCTCTGAAGCGTAGACCTTTCTTCCGTTCAAATGTTATTGACCAAGTTGTTGAAGCAGGTGAAGGATATGTTAAGAAGTATTGGGAAGATGACTTGAGAGACTATGCTCCTCGCTTCGGTGTTAATCGCTATGAAGTGTTGGAGTATTGGGGCAATGTCTCTATCGATCTTCTCAAAGAGAATGATGTAGAGATTCCTAAAGAGTTGGAAGACATGGAAGAGTAGCAAGCCAACATCTGGTATTGCAACGGCAAAATCTTGAGACTTGTTCTCAACCCATTCAAGCCGTCACGCATCCCCTACTACGCTGTTCCTTACGAACTCAATCCCTATTCCCTTGCTGGTGTTGGTAT